TCCATAACCTGCAATAATTCCTATTCCAAAATGTTTTGGTTTAGGTAATTTAACTTTATATGATGCAACATCTTTTACTGAAGAATAAGGACTTGATGATGTAACTATAGCTTTATAATTTTTCTTATCCTTTACAATAGCTACACTATATTCATCATTAGTTTCAATAGATAATTTTGTTTTTTTAGAATTTACAAAACCATTAATTGAAATCCATTTATCATTAAAGACAATACCATATTCTATTTCTTTATTACCTGATGAATCAATATAAGTAACAACTGTATCAGTATCAAATAATGTATCAATTACAGTTACTGTTTCTATAACTGTAACAACATCAGTATTATTTTTATATTTATTTACTTCTGACTTTAATGTAGAAATAATTTTTTTATCACTTTGAATTTCTTTAAGTAAAGATGCTTTAGAAGAAACCAATACATTTATTTCAGCAACATTTTTACCATCTTTAGTTTTATAATGTTTTACTGAATCTTTTAACACTTGTATTTGCATTTTATATTTTTCTTCATAGTTTGTTAGAGTAAAATCTTTTACAAAAGATTTAATAGTTAGTAATAAAATTGCAATAATAAGTAAGCTTAAAAATATTTTTTGAATATCCATGTTTTTAAAATTTAAATGTTAAAAAAAGAAAGGGAATATTTCTATTCCCTCTCTACTACCGATAAACTAACAAAATTATATTATGCCTGTACTACCAAAACCACCATCATTTCTATCAGTAGAATCTAAATCATCTACTATGTCAAAAGTTGCTACAGAATATTGAGTTAAAACACCTTGAGCTACTCTTTCTCCAATGTTTATTTTAACAAGACCATTGGTTAAATTAGCTAAAATAACTCCAATTTCTCCTCTATAATCTGATCCACTTCTATCTCTAATTTCAAGTTGATAACCTGATGGTATAGACATATACAATCCTGTTCCAACTAACACTCTTTCAAAAGGTCTTAAAGTAATATATCCTTGTGTTAAGCTGTATTTAAAGATTTTTTCAATATCAACTTCTTCTTTTGAATTAAAAATTTTTAAAAAAGAATGTACTTCTAAATCAAAACCTGCAGCTCCTTCTGATTGGTATTTGGGGAGGTTTACTTTTTCATCTTTTAATTTTACATTGATAAACATATTATTTTATTTTTTCTAATTCAAAAAAGGTTACGTTTTTTATTTTTTTATATATTTTAAACTGTAAAAACCAATTTTTAATTTTTTGATTTTTAATTTGATTTAAATTACAAAATGCAAATATATTATTTAATTTTTTATCAACACCATTTTTTATTAAATCTATTGCTATTCTTTTATGAACTGAAGTAGGTTCTGCTTTCCACCACATATAATTTTCATTATTTACTCCTGAATATTGTTTAGGTTTATTTATTGTTTCTGTTATAGTGCAATTATCTTTTATAGAACGATTAATTGCTGTAGCTCCAACAAGATATAAACCTTCAATTTCAGTAGAATCACATATTTCACTCATTATCATTTTTGCTAACCATTCTTCATCTTTCCATTGTTTTTTAGGAATATCATTAATAATCCAAGGTTTATTAAATTCTGCTTTTTGTTTTCTTAATTCTACTTTTTTAGGATTATTATTATCCCAAAAACAAATTCCAACAATTAAAAGGGATAACACCCATACATTACTATCCATAATCATTAATTTTACTTGGAAGTTCTAAATGATCATTATAAAATTTTATTTTATATTGATTTTTTCCTAAATAAAGTTTTAATCTAATTACTTCTTTTCTTAAAAAATTTAATTCTTTATTTAGTTTTTTAACTTCCTTATCATAAATACTTTCTTCATAAGTTAATCTTCTTCCTTCTACAGGTGATTTAAACTTTTTTTCTTTCACATTAATTTTTCTTTTAATATTACATCAATTATTTTATTTGCATATTCTTCTGCCATTGTTACTATTTCTTCTTCTTTATCTAAATTCCAATCATGTAATAATAAAGCAAGATGTACACATTCATGCATAATTAATGTTCCATCTTTTAGATTGTTTTTTAATCTTAAAGCATTAATAAATAAAAATGGTTTATCTCCAAATTTATATTCACCACTTTCATTAGGAATATAATTAGTCCATCCTGCTGCATAAGAATCATCTTCTGTTTCTTTTGTTTCAGAAGCTTCTTTTTTATTCAATCCATGCATTTCATCTACTTTAAAATAATCAAATACATCAACTGAACTGTCAGCAAGAATAAATAAAAAATCTGAAAAATCTTTAGTTAATAGTATCATCTTGTTTTATTTTAACATCTAATTGTTCACCAATTTCTTTAATTATATTAGCTAATATAATAGTTAATTGTGTTACTTGATTTTTATCCCATTGATCTAATAAGATTAATTGTTCTTCTTTGGTTAGTTCTTCAAAACAAATAGGTTCTTTGTTTTCAACTTTAATAAAAACTCCTGATAAATTTCTAATCATAATTTTATTTTTAAAATATTAAATTGTTTATTCCATTTTCATTAATTAATTCAAAAAGATGAGATCTAATTTCTTCTACCTTTTTGTAGGTTTCATCAGATATTGTTTCATCATATTTTATAATTTCTCTTAATTTAGAATTTATACTCCATATTACAACAGACATTGCTGCAGCTTTAGTAGCTAATTGAAATTCTTCATTATCTTCTGGTAAATTAAATTCTAATACTGCTTTCATTTTTAATTATTTATGTAAGTTATGTAAAAATAAAAAAATATTATTTACTTCCATAGGTTTCGTTGTAGTATTGTTCAGGTCTAAATTGTTTTTCTGATGTATCATAACTGCCTATATTATAAGCATCTATTATCTGCTCCTTTTCCATTTCTTTGGCTTGTTTAATTATTTCAATTAAATCATTCATTTCTGGTTTATCTGATAACCATAAAAATTGAGTTTTAGTTAATTCATCAATTAACCATTCTACTGCTGTTTGTGTCTTTTCCATATTTATAAGTTTTGTATTTCTTGTTTTACTTCTTTCCAGTAATTTAATGCTTCTTCCATTTGTGCTTCATAATAGTATTGATGTGTTGCTCCACAATCATCCCAATCAACATTAGATGGATATCTTGGTTCTGAATTTATTATCTCATCAACTGCTATTAATGCACATTGTTTGGTTACTCCTTTTACTGTTGAATCTGTAGAATAAAAGGCTACCTTTAGAATTTCATCAACTGCAATTAATGCACATTCTTTGGCTGAATCAATATATTCTTCCCACCCTAATACTTCATGAAACACTTTGGTATGAGGAATAAATTTATTTATTAACTCTTCTGCTTTTTCTTTTTGTGTCATAATTTTTCTATTTCGTTTTTAACTTCTTTGTAATATTCTGTAAGTCCAATGAATCCATGAACTTTACTATAATTTATCAACTCATCTACTGTAATCAATGAACATTGTTTGGCAGTTGGGTATTCAATTCTTGAGTAATCTGACATTTTTTTGCTATTCAATCCAATAAAAGAATTAACTAACTTCTCTGCTTTTTCTTTTGCTGTCATTGTTTTATGTTTTATTAATTAAAAATGTATTTACCTACCCAAACAGTTTGACTTTGTGAGTTGGTTGTTGTTTTGGGTTCTATTGTTAAAGCAAACATTGGATTATTTATTTCAAACTCAAACCCAACAGGCATCTTTGGTTGTTGGAGAGATTTGATGATTTCATATTCTGTAAAGGCATTTATTGTAAATCCTTCTTCATCATAATTCATTCTCGCCATATCAATAGCCTTTCTGATATCTTCCTCTGTGTACTTATACTTCTCTTTGGCTTTGTTGTAACCATCAATAAATCCTTTTTCATACGCAGTGTAAGATTGTGATTCTTTAGAATAAGGATTCATAACCTGTTTGCTGTAAAATAAATCTTTACAACCATCATCTTCAATAGGTGGCAATAAATCTACACCTTCAAGTATTGGTGAGTTCTTTAGTGGTAGGTGAGCAATGATTTTTTTGCAACTTTGCTCATAAAGATACTTATTTTTTTCCCTATCTGAATATTGTACATAAGTAAACTTTTGTATATCTTTTTCAGCATACCAATTAAAAAGGTAGTAATCCCCTTCTTTAATCTCTGAATCATCTACAACAAGTAGATAGTTGTCTGTTTTAATAATATTGTATGTCATTGTTCTATGTTTTATTAGTTAAAAAATGTATCTAATTTTATTCCAAGGGATTATTTCATCATGTAATTTTACAAAATCTTTTATGTATTGTTCTTTTAAATTTACTTTATATCTTATATTTTTAGAACCAAATGAAGAAATTTTAGATTCTTGTCTATCAGGACACCACAATAATTCTTCAGCTTTTGAATTATGTGCTAAATTATAAAGATGCATTTTATCATTATGTGTAAGCATAATACATTCAGCAAAAACATTTTCTTTAATTTTATCATCTACATAATAATCTATTTTTTTAAATAAATCTTCATATAATTTTTTAACTCCTGGATTCATTATAATAGGACTAAAATTAATATGAACATCATATCCTGCATAATAAAAATCATTTATAGCATCTATTCTTTCTGAAATTAAAGATGTATTAGGTTCTAGTATATTAGATAATTCTTGGGGCATTAATGAAAATCTAATTCTTATTTTTTTATCAGGATTATAATGTAATAATTTATCATTTACATGTTTAGTAGCAAATGTACCCATTATTGGTAAATCAGAATGTTTAAAAAAATCAAAAATAGTTTTCCATTCATGATATTTTAAATGTAATGCAAAATCTTCATTACATGAAATATCATAAGTCCATAAATTTGAATGAGTTTGATTAGGAATTTCTTTAGTTCCTAAACTTTGAGCATGGTTAAAAATAACTTCTAATATTTCACTTACATTAGTAGCTATTGATAAACCTTCAGGTTTATTTCTACGCATATAACAATATGCACATTGATACAAACATCCATGAATAAAAGAAGGAGTAATGAAATCACTACTCCTTCCTGATGGCTTTATATCTAATGCTTTTCTTACAGATTCTCTTATCATATTCTTTGATTATCTTTAAAAAATTCATCAAAAGCTTTTTCTGCTTCTTTAATATTAAATAAATTCTGACCTGCTGAAAAAGATTGACCTTTAACATGAAAATAAATAAAAGTGTTTTCTTCTTCTGCTAATATTGATCTAACAAAATCATTATCAATTTCAATATTATATGTTTCTTTAATATAATGTATCAGTTTTTCTATTGGTGTTTTCATCATCCTCATAATTAAAATATCTACAATAAAAGTTATCCCCATAACTATCTATTTCTTCTTGGGGATAACCATTTTCAACTAACCAAGTTTTAACATCTTTAATATCAGAACTAATTTCTTTAGGAAACCCATATCTCCACCCACTAGGAGGATCAATAAAAAGTTTTTTAATAGGTTTTAACAATCCTTCAATTATCAATAATTCATTTAAAGCAAATGAAAATTTTGATGGATTATTAAAATTAAGAACTGCAAATTTTAAAAATTTAATTCTTTCAGAAAGATGTTTTTCAATCATAAATATTGGTTTTTTAAATATATTTTTAAATTTTCATCAACATCAACTTTCCATTTTTTATTTTCTTCATCTCCTATAATTAAGTTATCTATGTTTTCAATTTTTAATTCAGGAAGTGTTACATTATCATATCTCCTTGTAGTAGCTAAAACTTGTAATACATAACTATCTTTTTCCCAAGGAAATAAAGATGTTTCTTGTTTATTACCATCTACTAAGAAATAATCATTTTCAATTTTATACAATAAAAACATATTACTTAGGTTTTACTTGTTGATAAATAATTCTTACTTGATCTATTAACTCTTGCATTGAACCAGAATTAATAATAATTGCATCCCATTCAGTTATATCATTTAAATCATTTTCTGAGTTATGATAATTATCAATAACATCATACTTTATAACCTTAATCATATAACTTTTTAATTTCTTTAATTCTTGATATTCATTTTTAAATCTTAAATCAGGAATTATATAATCTTCATTGTTTTTTATATGTGATAAAGTAGAATTAACCCAAATATCAGGATGAATAATATTTCTACCACACTCAGTACCTAGTAATTGTAAAATGATTCTTGGAGTTAAATTATTCCATTTTTCACCTAAAGATGTTTCTTTAAAATTTCTGTCTTCTAATTTAATTACAGGAACACTTAATAAAGAAGATACCATTAATTTTATTTTATCAGCAAATCTGATAATATTATATCTGCCAATTAATCTATATTCTCTTTCAAATAATGAAATTAAATCATCAAAATTATTAGCTGAAAAATTAATGTATTTACCTTGATTTAAAAAATGTTCTTCTAACCAAAGACATTGAAAAATATTAGCAACAGTATCTTTACCGCTGCCTATTTTACCTGCTATACTAATTATCATAGAATTTTAAATAAAAAGAGTGTAATAAAAATTACACTCCAAAGTTAACAAATATTTCTGATTCATCTATATTTGGGGGTAATTCTAATTCAGCTTCAGAATTTAATTCAGTTTCTTTTAGTGTTGTTTCAAAATACTTATTAATTTTATTTACAAATGTTTTTTTATATTTTGAATCTTTTTTAACTATTAATAACATCAGGTAATTTAATTACAATCATGTGTAATCTTCCATTGACTAAACTATCTACAGCATAATCATCTTGATAATATTCTTGTAATTTTACCCATGTTAAAGTATCTATAAAATGTTGTCTACATTTTAATGTATCAACCAATATAAAAATATGATTATCATAATTTTTAGGGTTGTTTACATCTTTTAAACCATAAGCTAGTTTAAACACAGAACTAATTTTATTAACAAAATCTTCTCCATATAACCTTAATGAAGGTTTTACAAACCTAGAAGTTTTATTAATAATCAATTCATTGAACCGAATTTTTATTCCCTCCATCTTTAAAATCTTTGATAATCTGAACCAATTGAAAACACACCCATATTAGCATTTACATCATAATCTTTATCAAAACCATTTTCTAAATGCCATTTGTATATGTCTATTAATTTTTTATAACCATACATATAATATTCACTATTATATTGTACTTCACCTATTCTAAAAGCTCTCATTTTAGAAGAACCATATTTACCTGCACTTATAAAATCTGAAGTAGTAATAAAAGTAATAGGTTCACATTGTTTAGTAGTAGATGCAACTATAAATCTAAAATTAGAAACCTTATAACTAAAAAAGTTTTGATTTTTCCAATGATTTACTGCTTCTGTATAAAAAGATGCTTGTATATCATATCTTCTTCTATAACATTGATAATCAAAGTTTTTAGTATAATCACCAATTGTTTTAATATCAATAGGATATATAGTTCCTGTTTCATGATCAACAATTATCAT